CCTGTCCGTCTGGTAGCTTTTGAGCCATATAGAAAGCCAATCCAGCCACCATACAAGGTAATAGGCGAAAGGGAATATCAGGCTCTACCGTTCCATTAGATCCAGCATCTTGAATCCTACGCAACCTCCAATACACAAAGGTATAAGGACCACCGCCCGCATCGGGTGTGGGCCATACATTAATGGAAGGAAGGTTCTGTACTGTAAGGGCTGCACCTGTCGTATGGGCAGCTGCTGTAGTTCCGTTTTGACCACGGTAGCAATTTGTTAGGACGTTACCAATGACGTTGGCGTAGCTAATTGTCTCATTGTCAATCTTAACAAAGCCACCGATAGGAAGGGCGCTGGCGTCACTAACTGTGATAGATGTGGTCACAGCATCAATTGTGCCGTTTAAGGTCACAGCGGTCGAATTAGACTGTCCTGATTGGCGATTAAACCAGACTTGAATAGGACGCCCAGTAGTCAGTTTATTAGGAATAGTAGAGTAGGTAGACTCTGAAATACGGGTAATATTAATGTCTATCTGGTTGCTGGTAACACCGTTATTCTGGCGAACTACATGGTCTAAAAGGTCAATTGTATTGACTGGAATAGGATAAATCCCTTGCCCAGTAACCATTGCAACCTGTCCCTGCTCAATAGTCCACAGGTTAATACCACGATTTGCCCATTCAACTGTCAATAAGTTCAAGGATCTGCGGGCAGTCCGCATATCGTAACCCGTACGTAATTCTGTACCACAACGCTCAAAAGCCTCTTCAATGAGGTTATTAAGGTCTAGGTTAAACGATGTGGTTCCAGAGGTGGTCATTTTTTAGCGGCTCTCATATTGTCTACAAGATTAGGATATGGTCTACCAGCAGCTTTTGCCATGGCTTTTGCGCTGGCTTTTTTAGCAGTAGATAGTTTTTTGGGTTTACCTAAACCTTTTGGTCTTGGCTTATCCCAGACTTCCCCGCCTTTTTTATATTCGGTAAAGTCAGTATCATCCCTACGAGCTTTACGCTTAGGTTTGCCCATTTTAGTAGGCATAATAGCGCCCATTCCACGACTTGGTCTCATATCTTTGTCCTTCCCCGAATAGCGCAACCATCTGCTCTGGATGACGCTGATTTAACTTTGCCACCAGCTTTGTAATTCTTAGTAATGTCACGGTTTGACTTGGGCATTACACCGCCACCGCCTGTAGTCAACCTTCCCATGTCCTGCAATCTTTCAGCATAAGTGCGTGGGCTTTCAGCTTTAGCTTTTGCCCTTTGCTCTTCTGCCATTCTATGCGCTTCAGCCTTAGCCCTTTCGTTCTCCTGCTTTACTTTTTCAGCAGCTTTATCGTATTCGCTAGGTCCAAACTTTTCCTTGGGAGGAGTGTATTTATCACTCTTACCATCACCAACTTTTTTAGAAGGGTCAATAGGCTCTATTGGCATTACGCTCTAGTCTTTCCACGGATAGCACAGCCGTCTGCACGAGCTGAGGCAGACTTAACTTTTCCACCCTTTTTATATGATTTGTATCCTTCTAATCCGCCTGTTTCTCTTGCACTAGAAACATAATTTCTTGCTTGCTCTGCTTTTTGTTGTTTAGCCGCCATAGCAGCCTCTTGTGCTGCAGCTTGTGCGTTTTTTTCGTCTTCTTGAGCTTTATTAGCAATTGATTGCTGCTTGCTATCATAAGCATCTTTAGCAATCATTTGAGGCAAAAACCCACCAACACCTTGACGGATAAGATTGCCCGTCATGCCTTCACCAGTTACCATTCCAACAACAGGACTAATATCTCCGAGTTTGAATCCCATAGTTACACCATCTTTCCTCTAGTTTTGCCTTTAATAGCGCATCCATCAGCTCGCTTAGAAGCGCTGGAAACTTTTCCACCTTTAGCTTTTTTAACTGGTTCTGGCTTTTTCTTTTCTGGACCAAAGATCTTATCCCGTAACTTAACCATAGGATTAGCTTCGTTCTCCTCACGGGCGAGGCGATCAACCATCTCTTGTGGCAGCTCGTCTTTAACAACAGTTCCTTTATTAAAGCCTGGAACGCCACGTCCTTTAAGAACGTCAGCACGAGTTACTTTGCCGTCATCGTTAAGGTCTGGGAAATTAGCCATGATTAGCAATACCCGCCTTTGTTCATCTTGACCATCTTGCCTTTGGTTTTGCCTTTGATCTCAATGCCACCGCCTTTAGCCATGCTATGCATACGCTTCTCATGTCCTTTAACAGCCTTGGCAGCAACTTTCTTCATCATTGGTTTGTCTTTAGAAACGTCTGAATGGGCCATACCGCCTTTTTTCATACCAGCCTCAGCCATCTCATGTTTAATCATGGACTTAGGAGCGCCCTTTTTCTTCATAAAATCAACTTCTTTCTTAACCATCATCTTAGATTCTTTCATTTCTTTTCCTTTCAAAATTCCACCGTCTTTTTTACCAGCATACTTTTCTAAACTAAAATTTGGTAATTGCATCATCCCATGATTAGACCGTGGTTTGTTGAATTTACCTTTAGATGGATTAGTAGATCCACCAGTTCTAAACTTTTTACCTTTATCAGCTTCCATAAAATCTTCTCCAACAGATTTAGGAATGCCAACCTTTTTAGCAAACTTTGGGTTATTAGCCACAGCTGCCATTAGGTTGTGCTGTTTTTTGCTGACGCTAGGCATTTATTTTCCCTTGAATAAGCTGATCAATTTTGACTTCAAGCTTGTTAAAGCGTTGGTCAATATGAGCCATAATTTTGTCAATTTCTGCATTAGTGACGTTATCACGAGCTACCTCCTCACGGGTTTTATTTAATAGGATGTTAAGACGTGCCAGTTCAGAGGACTTTTCTCTTGCCCAAAGACCAACAAGAACTCCTGCTAATGTTAAGACAGCGTTCCATAGATATAACATTTCTTGGCTCATGTTTAGCACTTCCATCTTGCCAAAGAAGCTGCTTTACGAGTAGGTCTGCCTTTTTCATCTTTCATTGGTCCAGGCATTCCAGACATACGAGCGCAGAAAGACTTCTTGCGAGCGCCACCTTCTGGCTGTGGAGCCTTTAGATTCGAGCCAGTCGCTTTATTATATTTAGCACGACCCTTGGCGGTAAGCCCAGCACCCTTAGATACAGGCAGCTTTTCACCACGACCAATCGCAAGAGAGGGTCCTTTCTTTTTAGTAACCATTATGCGACATCCTTTTTGGAGTCAATAGGTCTAATAAGAGGATATAAATAGTCCTCACCAAATGATCCTTCAAACTCAGTAATGCCCATGTGATTTAACTTAATTGTAGGATCAATCCATACCTCATAGCCATGCTCAGTAGCACGGTCGCAGAACGTATAGTCCTCGCCTACATAGCCTTCTGGAGTGGATTTAAAGTCAAAGAATGAATAGCAAAACTTGTCTGGATGTCCGTTTTCTACTCGGTCATCATGGTACTTCCACTCAGGATGATTGTCTCTGAGGGTCTCAAATACTTCTCTACGAATCAACATAAAGGCGGTGGCGATGCGTTTAGCTTTAACTAAACCATAGGCATTCATATAAATACCGCCATCGGCATCTTGCTCTAATGTAGAAATGTAAGTTTTTTGTTTCTTACGGGCTACAGGAACACCGCCTACGATACCCTTCTTAGGATCTATATTCCAAGCCATTAAACGGAAAATGTCTTCTGCGTTGAAGTTGATGTCTGAATCAATAAACATTAGATCCGTGCAGTCTGAGGCTAAAAAATCTTTAGCTATTAAGTTTCTTACACGAGAAACTACGGAACACCCAGAAATGTTGCAGATCTGGATTTGTACTCCATGTTTAGGTGCTTCTACGCAAAACTGGGCTAATGAGATAGCTAGTTTTACAGAAACTTTAAAGTCGTAAGCGGGAAGACCAAGCATGATCTTCCTGCCTACTAAATTAAATGAACCTTGTGCTTGTACTGGTTCTGACATTTTTTATCCGTAAAAGACAACTACAGACGCTGTATTGCTTACAGTGCCGTGTAGATTAGTTTCAACCAAAATACCTTCGCCAGGAATAATGACGCTATATGCACCAGCATTTGCTACGGCTGGGGTATTTAGGGTCAAAAGAATATCTCCACTTGCTCCGTTATCTCTAAAGACAACAGAACCAGCGGTTGATCCTGGTACTACATAAAGGCTTTTAATACGGATACGCCCTAAATTGGCGGGAGTACCAGCATTATTAGTGACTTGTCCAGTCGCAGTTAGCGGTGCTGACGCTTGTACATCTGATTGCATTGCCATAATTAATCTCCTAAGATGTTAAGTGGGCTAGGGAAAACCCTAACCCGCCAGATTAATTATTAAAGGTCGTTTGGAACTGACCGCCATCAGAATTACGAACCACATATGTAGCAACCAAAACTGATGCACCTGAAGTAGATGTACCAGCTAAAGTAGCAGTAATGATAGCGTCTGTAGTTCCTACGTTAGCCATAAAAGCTGCCCCAGTAGTAGCAATAGTAAAGCTAGACACGCCCGCTGCGGATGGGTTTGTTAATCCAGAGGTAATAGTAGTAGCACCACTAGACAGGGTAATTGTTGGGGTTGTACCGCCAGCATAGCCTGTTGTAGTGATTAACTGAAAGCCTGTAATTAAAGCTCCAGCAGGAATTGTGAATACGTTTGTTGCTCCGTTGGCAAATCCTAAAGTAGCATTTTGAGCAACTACGGTGCAGCCTGTGTTGCGAATAGAACCAGCAGTAGTGCCAGTGGTGTTTTTAACAGTCCCTAATAACCAAGGACCTAGGTGTGTAGCGAAACCCATGAGGTTCTCCTTATATGCACATAAACCCATATCATCGGTGCATCGTCCCCTAGGCGGGCTGATATGGACAAATTAGTCCTAGTCTTGAAACAATCTTACTACAAATAAAAGAAAAAGGGGAGTTTTTGGCTCCCCTTTTTTAGCACATTAAGCGCCTTGTGAACCCCACATACCGAGGGGATCAGACCAGCCGAAGCTGTAACGCTCACGAGACTTGTAACGAACGTTACCAGTATCGAAGTCACCGTCCATGCTGTTGCTCAAAGGAGTACGAACAAAATGCTTCATACCATTTGGAACATCAGTACAGAGGAAGTAAGCATTTGGATCGGTCAGGTAGTTATTAACTGAATAACCTTCTGGGATCGAACCATTGTTTACTAAAGCGTTGATGTCGTTGTCAGTTGTACCAACACGCAATTGGGTTTCGAGCAAACGGGTTGCAACGAACTGTAGTGCGGGTGGAACAATTAACTTACGTGGTTTTGCAGCGATTAACAAACTACGCTCGTCTGTCCAAGCAGCGATCTGAATAACGGCAGCTTCCAAGGAAGTTTCGTTCAAATCAGCAGCGGTAGACTGAGTGTTGCTGTTAGTGCCACCAGAAACCAGTGGGTGTGATGTCGAGAACAAAGGTACACCGTCACCACCGTAATATTGGGCAGAGTTGGTGAAACCGTTGTTTAACACAGCAGCGGCTTTAACCTGTTTGGTATAAGCCATAGCACGAGCCAAAGCCTTGGTATAACGAGCGGATAGGCTGTCATACAAGTTGTCCTCGATTGCCTCTTCCGTTAGGGAGAAGCCGAGAGCAATGGTTTCGTGGTTGTAACGTGCTGTGAATGCCTCTTGTGCATTGTCATAAGCGATGGCAGAGCCTTCGTTTTTGACTGGTGCAGCTGAGAAGCCAGACAGTTTGGTTTCTTCTTCAAACGAACGCTCAGAGGTCTCAGTTTCGTAGATCTCTTTGTGTTGTTCACCATATGTTGCATACTCCAAACCGAACAATGCGTTCAAGCCAGGGAGCAACTCTTTAAGTAGTTGGGCACGAGAAATAGCCATTTAATTGCTCCTTAAGCTGCTGTTGCGACAGGGGTTGCACTGTAATAGGTATGGACGCCAAAGTTAAACTTGACGATTACCTCAGTGAAAGAACCAGCGGCATTAACAGTCTCTGGAACACCCGCAATAATACGGAATGGCAGAGTTGTTACTGAATCGCTAGTAGCGTTACGTACACCTTCGTTTGAATCACCAGAAGTTGTAGAACCAGCGGTGGTAAAGATACCAACGTTGTTACCTACATCAGTCTGAACCAATCCGCCAATAGCGGTTGATGACGAGAGAACTGCTACTTTAAATAAAGCATCAGGATCGTCAGACACAAATGCAACGATATCCGAAGCAACAGTGCTTGCAGGATAGTATTGCTGTTGAAGGAGCTGCTTGGTAGTTGGGTTTGTGAACTGACAGCCCATGAAAATACCAACAGCATCGGTCGCAGAATCAGTGGTAGAAACACGACTCAAAGTACCGCCTGTGTTCAGACGCACGACATCACCAAAAAATATGGATGTGCCAGAGCCTGAGGCGATGGGAATTGAGCGAATTTGACCAGCAAATACCTGACCACCGATCAAATTGATCGGTCTGAACCCATAGGGTCCGTCTACGGTAGGATAAGCCATTTATAACTCCTAAATTAAAAATTAACCTTTTCCAAAAGTCACCGTGGATTTCTTCTCATTAAAGAGCGGCATCCTTGGGTCATTCTGGCGCATAAGATTATTGTCTACAGCGTCCATCTGACTTTCTGCTTGGATTCGGTAATGTTGATTACGTTGTCCAACAAACTCATCTGGAGTTTTGCATAACAATAAACCGCCAATCTCAATGTTGTCCTTAAAACGACTATTGGGATCAACTAGCAGTTGGAACTTCGGTTGCTCCTCTATCCGTACAGGTTC